AGACTTTTGGCCTGTTATAAACAGAAGGTATTTGATGTTTAAATCTACGGTAACCCCCTTTATTTTCTAAGAAGTGGAGCATTGTTTTTAATTGTTTGTCAGATATATTATTAAAACTATAATTCATATCGAATGTAGCAATATTATTGTTAGTCTTTAATCTCTGAGTAAAAGAGTTTTTATATTCTAGCTTATCAGCTTTAATTTCTACATTATTTTGAGTCCCGATATCAGGCTCGAAAAAGAAATCTTGCGTCCACATTGAGGAAGCTCCTGTTGGGGAATTTGATTGTGTGGATGTATGATCTCCAGTGCAGTAATAAAAGTTATCCAACTTATTTTGGTTCACACCTGTATAAACGATGTCGTATTCTTCATAAGATTCAGAATAATTATAATCATCAAAAGTTAAGTTCGGGAAACACCCCATACCAGACCATTTCAACAAAGTAGGGGCGTGGTCAACAGTTAAACTAGTCGCGACTTCGAAGTGTTGATTATTAACAAAATTAATAGCGTAATTATCACAAAAACCAGAAACAGTTTTATAAATTCCCAAATTATCAGGCTTAAACTCTATAGGTAAATACCCTGATTGAGCTTCAAAAAAGTTAGCAAGCCTTCTAGCATTAGTTTCATTTACTTCATATTTTAAAGCAAATCTAGCCACTAAACTATCAACAGAAAGAGGGATTAAATTATAATAAAAATCATCAGTAACATAACTGTGATTCTTGGCTTGAAACTCTACAGTAGATCCATAAACTGGTGTAATATTAAGATGTGCAAGTTTTGAAGGCGTAGTTATACCGCTTATGTTACGATCTCTGTTGTAAAATAAATCTTCACTCATGAGTGTCCAATATAGTTAAGGGTTAATCTCACAGATCCATCTGCGGATGCATTGATCTGCTCAGAAACTAAAGAAGCTTTAGGTATTGATAATGTCTGTAGGTTCGTGCCATCTCGACCTTTGACAGAAAAAGATAAAGTTTTATCTGATCTACCTTCTTCAAAAAAACTAAAACCACTGGCTAAAAATATATCATCCACATCTATTTGAACAGAAGCATTATACTCAATAGGGTTTACATGTTTTACCTCCACAGGGGTTTCAGATCCTATAGTATAGTATGGGATTTTCTTTACAGATAATGAGTAATCAAAACCTAAAACCCTATTAGTACTACTGTAATCACATGTAGCTGTTATAGAACCCTGACTCGGAATATCTATACTAGTAGGTGTTGATCCTGTAGCGTTAATTCCGCTTTTCATTTCATCATAAACAACAAAACTAGAATTCACTTTAGGAACAGACCCAACAGCACAGTTTACAGAATAAGATTGTAGATAACCGCTTTCAAAACCATAAGAAGTATTATTATTGTAATTAAAACTTCCCTTCATCACTTTTGAATCTCCAGTAAAATCAAGAACTGGATCATTATAAATTAACGATCTAGAAAAGGAAACTGTCTGATTCGTAGCCCCAGCTACAGTAATTACCCCTTTAGTAGATCCTAAAGGTTTAGCTATGTTAGAGCTATTCTGATACCCGATATCAATCGAATTAATACCAGAAAGCTCTCTAGCTGAAGGAGCCCCATCTTGTCCTGATATGAAGAAGTGGGAATCGTAATTTAGTGTTGTTCCGTACATTATGCTCTAGCTTGTCTTAGTGACCCTCCCAATCTTTTCTCGTCATCAATCACTTGTTTAACTACATCTTTTATCTTCATTGCTAATGAATTTTGCTGATCATCTCCACCACCTTCAGAGTTAGATGACCCATCAGAGTTAACGGTGATATTAATCACAGTCTCTCCAGAATTATCAGAAACAGAAATTAGTTCATCTAGTTTACTTACTACGTCTCCAGAGCCTCCACCGCCTCCTGAGTTTAGAGCGTTTAAATTGCCTCTGCCGATTCTCTGGGTTGCAGCGGCGTTCATGACGAACTCACCACCAGACAACATAGAAGGGATTGTATCTACTCCAGCTGCATAAGGAATTGATCCTCCTGTGGCACTCAGGAGCGGCCCAGAAGAAGGGAATGTCGGTCTTGCGCTAGCAGAACGCTTAGGGACATCCAATCCCTGTTTTGGACCGAATAAATCAGTGATTTCCTTGAATGCGAAACTCGCTCCAAAGGATAACAGGGACTTCTTCAATATTTCAGAGAATCCACTTCCCCTTTCTTTTGCCGCTCTTTCTTGTTCTACCGCCCTAGTAAACAATCCAAACGCCTTCTGCTTAGACGCTTGCTCCCTTTGGAATGCTGGGCTGTTTCTACGTCCAAACATCGTTAGAGAGGCGCTCTGAGGCGCTAAGTTTACAGAAGCAAATCCTGAACCTCCTCTTGCTTTATCAAATTTATCACTAGTAAATGATTGTGTCGCGAAATCTAATAGATTCTGAGTACCCTTCATTTCTCCTTGTCCAAAAGTTCCTGGAGTGAACAATCCCCCTCTGGCCATAGCTGGGATAGTCCCCGAGTTCAAAGAATTCATAAAACCAGAACCGTATTTCTGAACAGAACTCTTTCTCATCACAAACTCTCCACCTGTTAGTAAAGCGGGGACATCATCTCTAGTCCCAGAACCTCCTGTTACTTTACCTCCTGCATTAAATGATTCCTGTTGTTGCATGGAAGGTAAGAATTGAAAAGCTTGGAAAGCTTTACTAAGACCCGCTTTGAAATTACTTTTAGATTGCTCAAGGAAAAAGCTTGCTGCCGCTTGCTTAAGAACATCACCTAAATTTTCTCCCTGTGCTATTGCATTAGCCATACCATCAGTGATAGTGTCAACAAATATTCTAGCGTTAGACACTAAACTAGTATTGAGTTGATCTTGTATGTCTTTATTAGAAAGTATAAATTCATTTTCAAGTTTTGCGCCAAGAGAATCATTTATTTCTAATCTCTGCTTGTCTAGTACTAAGAGTCTTTCCCGTTTTTTTATTATTTCCTCTGTAGTAGTTTTTCCATCATTTTCCGAAGCGGCTAATTCTGCCTGAATTTTGAATTGTTCATTTACAATTGCCATTTCTCCTTCTATATTTCTTCTAGCTGCTCTAGTTGGAGCTAAAAAGGCTTGCGCCTCTAATTTTCTCATCGCTGTCTTGCGACTTACTTCAACTTGAGCCGCAGGGTCTTTTCCCGCATTAGATCTGTCATTTTCTTCTATCCTTTGATCAGCGATATCGATCATAGAAGCTCCTGAATTAGCGAAAAGACTTGCTAATTTTAACTCTTCTGCAGACTGTTTTAGGCCAACAGTGAAACTTCTTAGTAGCTCACTAAAAGTTTTAAATCCTTCTATGTATTTTTCTTGTTCGCCTCTAACTCTTTTTACAACTTCCCCTTCCTTCTCAAGGATCTGTAAATCGACTTGACCTTGAGCCAATGTTGTACCTTCAGCTCTACCTTTCTTTCGGAATTTATCAGATAGAGTTTCTGCCTTCGTATTAAAATCTTGATTGACGAGAGTTTGATCACCTACTATACTTACTTCAGGTTTTGTTCCTTCTGCTATCAATTTAAAAAATTCTGCGACTTTACCCAAACCGCTTACCCCCAAATCATTTAGAGCTTTTACTAATAAATCGATATCATCCGCGAGGTCGGCTGGAGCTGTTTCTTTCATATTTATCAAAGATTTTTTCGTTTCATCCAAGAGGTTTGTGGTCGCATCTAACTCTGCATTTTCCTGCTCCTGAGAGAGAAACTCGGTTTCTTTTCTAAATGCTTGTTTAGGAGGTAAATTTGGATTTATCCCAGCCCTGCCTATTCTGAGTTCTGTCTCTCTCTCTTTTTGTGCTATTTTTCTCCTGATTTCAGCATTCACAATTGCAGTAGTTTGAGAGTCTACCTGATTACTCAATCGACTAGCATCTGACACCCCTTGTTTTTGAGGTTTTCTTCTGTTTGTTTCGAGTTTTTTCTCCTCTTCACCGAGTTTTCTCGTACTACTTATCTCCTCATTTAGTAATTTTATTAACTCCGCTTTCTCTTTTGCTTTCTTCCCGTCTAAATCTAAAGTCTCATTAATAAGTTCTGCGACCTTCCCTTCTGCGGCCAATTCTTCTAGAGTAAGACCATTTATTTTTTCTTTTAATGAGGCTTGTTCTTTTTGATTAAAATCTATCGCTTCTAAGGAATCAATCCTTCCTTTAATTGACTCTGCTATTGTTTTATTTGTGTTTAAGTCTATTTTTTGTAGAGCAATTGTTCCTTCTAATTCGACTTTCCTTACAGCGGTTAAATTTTTTCTGAATTTGTCATTAGCGAGTAACTTTTCTTCTGTAGATAGTTCTGTAGCTCTTAATTTTGCTAGATCTATAGAGTTTTTTAATTGTGTCTTTCCTAGATCTCCTCTTATCTTGTCAATTTTTCCTGCGCTAGTATCTCCTGTCTCAGCTCTTAGTTTTACACCTCCAAATAAAACATCTGGATTGAGATTCTTTGCGTCTCTGTTTGTTAATTGAAGTTTCTTAAAAGCCTCAGAAATAATTGCGTCAGCAGCTTGATTTGTACTCGTTTCAGCCGCAGTCATGTCGCGACCAGCTTTTTTAGCATCGTTTCTAACTTTATTCGCTTCCCTTATCAAAGAAAGATCTTCAGAACTTAGAGATTCAGAAACATTACTAATTATTTTTTGCGGCTTTAAACCACTCATAGCAGATCTAAGCTGGTTTATGAAACTTTCTATTTCTTCGCCTTTCAGCTGCGCCCTTTCACCTCTAGACTTTCTAGATTCATTCATCTCCCTTTGTCTATCCTCAATAAATTCTCGGCTTACACCAGATTGTCCAGCTTGTTTAACAACTTCCCTAAAGTTTGCCTCTAATTTACTGTCTATTGTCCCTTCTACATTCCCACCTACAGACCCCGCAATACTTGAGGCTACTCCAACTCCACTTATAGCTTTAAAAAGAAATTTTGGATCAAGAACGTCCTTAAACTTGATACTACTTATGTCTGCTTTTATATTTTCAATTATACCTTCTCTATCTGGAGCTATGCCTTCTAAAGAAATATCTGCTCCGCTCTCACTTTGTGCAGCTATTCGTGTTTTTAATTCCTGAGGAATTTCCATAGAAGCTAATTTTTCACTTGCTATTTTAGCGCTTTCTCCAAGCATTTTAGTTTGAGCTGCAGCTATTCCAGTCCTACCGCTCCATATATCCGCTGCTTTATTAAAAGCCAAAATAGCGCCTCCCGCTAGCCCTATAGGTCCAGCGAAACGTAATAAAGCTCCACCAACCATTTTTAACGGCCCCATTAATGCGGTACCTCCACCTCTAGCAGCTAAACCTGCTCCTCCCATTAATCCTCTTCTTTTATAAGCCTTACCCACACCCGTAAGCATCGAGGCCCCTTCACTCAAATCTCTCCTCCCTCTCATCATAGTCAGAGATCCTGTCCCAGCAAGCGTCCCAGGAATGGGGGGTGCCCCACCTCTTCTGCTTAACTTAAAAGTACTCGCTAAATTTGAACCCACACTTTTGAAACCTCCAAAAGCTTGAGCGGTCATAGCTGCGCTAATCACTACATTTAGAGCAGTCAAACTATTAGCTACAGCTTTATTTTTTTCGGTTACTTCTCCTAATACCCCAGCAAGAGCAGACATACCTATTTGCACAGCAAACAACTTAGTCAGAAAATCTCCACTCATTACGCCACCATCATTTCCAGTAGAACCTTTTTTAGCAAAGTTAGGTATGGCCCCAGTAGGTTCGTCTCTAGTGTTAGTGACGGCTAACCCCATTGGGTTACCAGAGTTTCTAAGTTTTGGATCTTGGTTTACGCGAATCTGATTGATTGGTAAACCAGCAGCTTTTTCTCTTCCTATCGCATCTTGTAAACCACCAGCAAAATTTGGGATGTATCCTCCAGCAAGATTAGGGAGACCCTGTTGCGTTCTCAAATTTCTTAATCCCCCAACAGTCACTCTACCCCCCAACATTTGTTGAAGCTTCTGAAATCCTACTTGTCCACCGTTTGGGCCTACAATCCCATTCATTCTATTTCCTATTTCGCTAGACTTAATTTGAGCGCCTAACTTAGTATTTTCAGTCCCTATTTTGTTCCCGTCTTTATCGTAAATGGGGACTGTTTCCCTATAATTAGCTGTAACACCTCCACCAAATAATACGTCATAAAACTTTATAGCAGCAGCTTTAGCTAATGAGCTGTTAGCTTTGACTTCTGCCCCCAAAGTGCCTTTGCCTTTAGTTTCAAACATGTCAAAAAGTTTTTTATCATAAGGTAAATCTATTCTAGAAGTAGAAGTTCTAGTTGCATAGTCATCAAATTTTTTATCAGATAAAACCCCACTTAAAGCTACTTCAAAAATAGTCCCAGACATACCTTCGAAAGCTCCTGGGTTAAACAATTCTTTTATTTTAGCCTTGCTTACATTAGGCACTCCACTTTTTGGGGCTAAGCTTTTAGCAAAGTCCAGCGCTGTTGTCGTAGAAGAGTTAGATAATTTTTCCCTAATAATTTTTATAGATAAAGGGTTTTTATTTTTATTAGTGCCTTTTCGACGTAACTTATACTCAGGAACCTTAACTTCTTGCAAACCAAGTAATTTATTTGCCTTAGCATCCGCTCTACTTGCATAAGCTGCTGTTTTACCAGCTTTCTTACCAGCATAAAACGTTTTCAGTGTATCTTCCCCTCTACCTTCTTTTTCGTCACCAGAGAACATAACAAGATCTTTGTTCTGATTAAGGGGAGGACGCTTTTTAGACTCATCAACGGGGGCAGCGGCAGCTTTTTTGGCAAAGTTAGGTATATAACCCCCAGCTGCACCAATCTTCCTAGCTCTTGGAGGAAGAC